TCACGGTACGCATCACCACGTTCAAGTCCAGTACCTAATCTGTTAAGTTGACCTAGCGCTTCTTGATACATTTTTTCGTAGTAAGCAACCATGTCTTGTTCACCCTTCATAAAGATTACCGCTTCGCGCATTGCCCCGTAGAATAATACAGGGTCGTAGTTATCGCCAAGCCATGAGGTACCTAATGCGTTTAGAACTGAATTAATAGACACTGAAAACCCAGCGCCTGAACCACCAATGTTTGCCGGTGCGGTAGTTAATGTCGTTCCAGCTGCATAGTACACTCCGGGGTTATTAATGACAACCGAGGTGACAACCCCACCTGAAACAATTAGCGTAGCGGTAGCATTTGCGCCAGACCCAGCACCATCAGTTAAGGGCACAGTAGTGTACGTCCCAGCAACATACCCAGCACCGGGAGTGATTGCGCCTAACGTTTTAATTTGGCCTTGAACAATTGATTCAGGGTAGTAAAAATAATTAAGCTCAACAGAGTAATTATCGTTAGGTGTAGGAGTCATAATGACACTTAGTTCATTAGGTAGCGCTATGTTATTACCATAAAGCGCATAGTACCTTGGAAGTCCTGTTACTGACGGGTTTGGGTATGCTTCGCGTAAGAAATTAACATCCTTGTTTAGTAAGAAATTATATTTCCCCGTTGTATCTATTACCGCTACAGAATACGTAGCCAACCAATCGTCAGGCAATGACAAGAACTTATTATTAGCCGTTAAGTCCCCCATAACGTTTTTCCTAAGCACAGGCAACTGGACTGAATTATAAACTCGGTCTTCTGTCTCCATTACAAAACGAGGGATGTTCGCTACAAATAGGGACTCCGTATTCTCAGAATAGTCTTGGATTGCTTGTGCTAATTGAGCATAGTTCATTACGCCATCGGACCTCTTGCAGTTATGCCTTTAGTAGCGCAACCATTACCACGAGTTACAACACCTTTAGTTTCAACTATGTTTTTCTTGCCACCAACACTCACGTCCATAGCCTGTGTTTCTGGGCTCACTTCTTGTGCAGAACGAGTGTTTGGGTCTACATTTCTTTTATCTTTATCAGCCATGATTAACCGCCTTTTTTCTGGTTTGCTGCACGAGCTAGGTTGCGACCAAGTTTGCGCATAGCTTCTGAAGTTACTGATGATGCACCTGATTTACCTTTACCACCTTCAATACCGATGTTAGGACCAGTGTCACCTAAGTTCTTACCCTTTGTCTTGCCTGATTTTGTAACGCCATCAGCGCCTGATTTAAATGCCATTTTAATACTCCTTTAAGTTATTACTACTGTACCTACAAATCCCACTGCAATCAAGTTATTTGGTGTAAGTACTGAGTCAAAACTACTCGCTCCACCTACAGGGTTCCAACCCCATTGTATCTGCCTACTACCACCCATTGCATATCCATCTACACCAACACCTGAAACGGCATAACTTGTATCCGGTCTAGGCTCTCTAACGGCTTGCGGGTCTGAAACTGGGTACATACCAAGTTGTAATTGCGGTTGGTCGGGATTCCAACACTCTGGGCAGACTTTAATACTTACTTGCTTTGTTTTAATCGTGAGCTTTTTAAGTTGTGTTAGTTTGTATCGCTCACCGCATCGGTCACATTCGGCAATGCTGTGCTTAGCACTTGCATATTTACTTGCCATTATACATGCCTTCCTTTAGTTTTACCTCGTTGCGCACAGCCATCACCCCGAGATGAGGCTGTAACTTTACCACCTTTTTTAAGCGGCTTCCATGACTCCGAAGTATGGTCGTATAATTCAACATCTTTTCTACGTATAGCCTTATCTGGAGGTACTTTGTTAGCTGGTATTCTTAATGTACCTGCCCTAGCCCCTTCTGATGCTGGAACCGCTTCATCCACTGCAGTTAAATATTTTTGTGGCTTACCCCCCGCTTTAGGAAGCATATACCCTGTATCTTTGATATTTTGTAACTCATTAGGGTCAACAACATATCGCTGGGCATATTTTTTACCTGTTGCTGAACCGCCCGGCATCTTGCTATACATGCTATTTGTTACGTCAGGTCTCATAGCCATTTCAGGTTTAGACCCTAACGTTTTAGCTACTTTCCCTAATACTTTTCCTAATGCTAATTCTTCTATCGGGTATACAGGTTCAATAGCATCCGTAGCGCCATCTTTAACACTCCATTTTTTTGTTTTAGGGTCATCAATCCTAGCCGTTCTAGGTAGATACCCACCCTCATCATATTTTTTAATGTTTTTTGCATTATCTAATCATCCGAGGTACAAAGCGAATACTTGCCTTCTCACGGTCTTCTTCACTAGCTAAGCGGAACTGTTCTTCGTAGTCTTGTTTTAACCCCATAATGCGAGTTGGGTCAGTGCCCGGAATCTTAATGCTTAAATAGTAAGCCAAACCTGCAACCATGCAAGGCAAGAATCTAAATGGAATGTCTTGGGTATTAACACCGTCACCTGCATCTTGAATACGACGTAAGCGCCAATAAACAAACGTGTACTGTGAACCCGGGTCATTAGGTGTAGGCCATACATTAATAGTAGGACTTGCTACGCCTGTTGGGGTTGTCGCACCTGATTGACGGTTAATCCATACTTGAATCGGTCTACCCGTTGCTAACTTGTTTGGAATTGTTGAATATGTAGATTCTGAAATGCGGTTGATATTAATATCAGTTTGGTACGTAGTGCCCGGGTTTGTACGGATAACTTGGTCTAGCAAATCAATAGTATCAATAGGCAGTGCATAAACAGTTTGCCCAGTAACCATAGGGATTTGACCCTGCTCGATAGTCCACAAGTTAATACCCCGATTAGCCCACTCGATTGTAAGTAGGTTGAGCGAGCGCCGCGCCGTGCGAAAATCATAACCTGAACGTAACTCGGAACCAGCACGCTCGAAACTTTCCTCGATTAAATCATTAAGGTCTAGGTTGAATGCGGTAGTTCCAGTTGTTGTCATTATTTTTTCGCAGTCTTTAAAGAGTCAATAAAATCTTGTTTTGAAGGAGCGCCTTTACTACCTACCTTACGCATCTTTTCGCTAGAACCCTCAGCAATCCGTTTCTTCTTAGCATTGATGTTAGCATAAAGTCCGGGTAGATTTACCTTTCCGCCTTTTTTATATACTTCTACATCGTTTGGATTATCCTTACGAATAATCTTTTTACCCTTCGGCATCTTTGAAGGGTTTACATCGCCCATGCCTCGAGACGCTCTCATTACATCATCCGTCCTTTAGTCTTACCTTTAATACAGCAACCGTCTGCACGAGATGATACTGAACCACCTTTAGCCATTTTTACACAGCCACCAGCTTTTTTGGCTGGGACTCCGGCGTTACGTTTTTCGTAGTCAGCTGCAGCTTTTTGATTTTTAGCCGTTTGCAATTGGTCTGCGATGTCGCTAGGAACCGCTTCTTTGTTTGGAGCAAACCCTTTGGTCTCAGTCAATAGATTCTTATCGGCAGGGTTATTTGATTTAACTTGGTCTTTCATATCTTTAGCCATTATAGGTATCTTCCTTTAGTTTTACCACGTTGCGCACAGCCATCACCACGAGATGATACTGAACCGCCTTTTTTCATACCCATTGGATTACTCGCACTAAACCGTGATGTTTCTTCTTTGGCTCTAGGTAATGCACGTTCCTCAACTGGGGCTGGTGTAGCTCTTTCTGCCTCTACTGCAATAACTGCTTTCGGTGTCTGAGTAAACTCACCTTCATCAAAACTACTACGTGAACCAATATTACCCTGTGACGTATCCATATCAGGAGTGGTTGACTTAGGCATTTTGTATTCTGCTGACTTTGCTTTTGGTTTAGCTTTAGGCTTATCTTTAGCTGGTTCAGCGCGAGGTTTTGTGCCACGACCCATATTAGGGCCAATGTCGCTATCGCTTTGACTCATGTTAGCGTTGGCTAGTCGTTCTGCTGAGGATGTTGATTTTTTACCCTTAAAACGATTAAACTCTTGATTATCGCTAAATACACTCATTTTAGATTACCTTTCCTTTAGTCTTACCTTTAGATTCAATGCCACCGCCTTTAGCCATCTTAGCACAACCACCTTTTTTCATTTTAGGCATGCCACCTTTTTTAAGCGTAGAAAGGTCAGTCTTTTCCCCTTTATGTTCTTGTTTGTCATGCATTCCAAAGGCTTTTTTAATTAGCTTTTTGTCTTTCATTTTGTCCATTTTCATATCTTCTTTAGCCATGATAGTTCCTTTTTTAACATTTCCAACGTTTAAGTGATGCCGCTTTACGAGTAGGTTTACCGATTTTGTCTTTCA